CTGCTTTTGTGTCTAGAGCAAAGACCTTTTTAGTCATGAGAACGTACCCCCAGCAATGCCGGTGGTAAATACACCTGAGCCTGTAACAGTCACGCCTGCAGCAGTTGCTTTAAGCCTTTGTGTGCCAAGCACTGAAATTCCAAACTCACCTGCTGCAGGTCGATACACACCAGTATTTGTTTCTGATGCAAAATTAAGAGAAGGTGTACCTACACTGCCATCCAAAAGACTTACTGTTGAAGCGCCAGCTTGCGTTGTATTGGCATTTAAAAAGTTAACGCCATCACAAATCAGTGTGGCTTGCTGACCCGGTGGGATTGTAGCTGAAAAGCCTAAGCCCGTAGTAACTGAAAAGCCGAAGCCATTATCAGTTGTTTGGTTTGAAATAACGTACAAGTTAACAATTGGCGGAAACGTTACAACTACATTGCTTGCCAAATTACCAACGTATTCTTGAATGTTGTTTGCAGCTTCATTATTGGTCAGCAAAACAGCACCGCCAGTAACGTTCTTTGTCAAAGCAGTAAACACAAATTGATTACTTACGCCGTAGCCGACAGTTACATAAGCCGTCCCAGTACAAACGATAAACGCCGATTCAGTCGGGTTAAACGTCTTTGTGCTGTTGCCGTCAATTAGTTCTGCCCCAGAACAGCTAATAGTAAATGAGCCTGTACCGTTGTTCTTAAATAGTGTAAACCAGTTGTTACCTAACGTTGCAGCAGCAGGTAATGTTGCAACACCTGATCCACCACTCCACACTCTGGTCTGTGCTCTATCTGTAGCTGCAAATGTAGTGCCTGTAGTAATTGCAGCTGACGGATGGCTTTGATTTAGCGTTGCGCCACTTGCAACTAATCCATACCCTGCCAATGTTGCAGCATCAGCTGATGATGTGCCTGTACCAAAAGCAATTACACCCCACGTACCTTGCGCATTTGCATTAGTCGTGATGTAGATGTACTTGGATTCACCAGCAGCTACAGACACAATAGTATTTGTGCCTGCATAATCTTTAACAGTGAATGTATTGGCGCCAATGTTTCTAATTAAGGCGTCATTGCCGACAGAATTTTGATCAGCCGGTGGCATATACAAGCTAAGACTGCCAGCAGTGGCAGTGACTTGCATAATACGAGCGGCATAATCAGCATTTGTCGTGCTGTTGGAAGGCCAATTTAACTGTGTATTTGCAGATAAAGTAACTGATCTATAGCTAACATCAGTTGGCTGAATAACATCGCCAGTAAAAGGGCTTACGTAGCTCATGAATCCACCGCTATGGCTTGACGATCTGCAATGCGAAGCTTGTCTTCAGCCATCAACGTTTGCATGATCAACTCATAATTTTGTTGCCACATTGGCATACGCTCATCATTCTTCAAGAATGGCATGGCCTGCATGAGGGACCCGTAGAGCAAAGCTTGTGGCGCGTAAATAGTAAACCAATTGGTTTGGTTTGATGAATCCAGAGGCTGTACTCGTTCATAGTAGAGTACCTCAAACGCGTAGTTAGCATTTGGCGTGGGTGCTATTAACCAGTTAGAGTAATCGTAGTCGCAGTAGTACAGAGGCACATCAGTGGCCGTTGAATCTGGCCAGTAATTGCGAAGGTACTCATACTTACGAAGCAAGACAGGTTGCCGCTCGCCGCTTACCGTTACGTTCATGGAAACAGTTTTGTGCCAACGAGCAGGCTTGGCAATAACGCCATTGCCTAATACCATGTTGCTTGTATTGACTGTTAAGTTGCCAAGGAACTTAATCTGGCTAGCAATGATCTGCTCAGCCAACATGATGAAGAGAGGAATCTTTGCAATGGTGGCGGCGTCAGTACGCTCCAGATAAGACTGGATATTCTCCACTAAGGAGTCATAGGTCATTACTGCGGCAGTTGTCATGCTTACTTGCTCCGCTTTCTTGCCATTGCCATATTGTCAACCAAATTAGGATAAGGACGGCCTGCTGCTTTGGCTCTTGCTTTTGCTGCCGACTTTTTCTGCGGCGAAAGAGGCTTAGGCTTACCTAATGATTTTGGCCGTTGTTTTTCCCAAACAGGCTTACTTGATGCCATTTTAATCACCTCTTAAAAATAAAGATATAAGATTTTCATGATAGAAATAAAGCTCTTTCATCAATCCGGCGCTTTTGCAAGCCCTTCAAGACTTTCCCGCCAGCCATGCAATACTTCAGGAGCTCTTCGGCAGTGCCCGCTTTATCGCCTCTAAGCAGTTTTTGGCGAAGCGTAGAACGCTGCAATGTCCCAAGACCCACGTTAAAAGCAAAGCTAACAAGACCATCAAACATGCCTTGTGTAAGAGGGACAGGACAGTAAGTATGCACCCCACGCTCGAATCGTTGCAAATCATCTCGTAAAATAGCATCTACTTCTTCTTTGGAAAACTGTCTATTATCTTCTTGGCGAAGTTGATAGCCGCCTCTTTGATCGATTGGAATTTTGCCTTGATCAGGGTAAAGTACATGTCCGACTCCTATAGTCCATAGTTTTGCTGGGCACTGGTATGGTTTGTATCTTACACCTTCATGGTGCTTGATCATCTCAGTGGCTTTGGCAGAGACGTTCATTTGCCGAATGCCCTACCGCCAAAGTGGAATGCAATAATGCTTGCAAATAAAGCTTGAGTATCCGAGTCCCAAAGCATCTCGGCCAACTCAACAAACGTAGCACCTTGATGCCAGCCGTACGTAAACAAACCAACATCCACAAACAGCAGCAGGAAGAAGAAACCATAGGTAATCACAGGCCGAACAGAAGCTCGAAGGTTTTTCATCCACTGGCTGGTGCCTTCATTCAGACTTTCATCATGCGCGTAGATAGCTTGCATCTCAGCTTGCTGTGCGCCAATTAAGACTTGTTGTGTATTAGCAGCACTTTCCGTTGCCAGCTGCTCTGACCTGATATGCTCAATTCTTTCCATGGCTTCAAAGCCGGCCTTACGAAGTTCTAATTCACGTTCAATCTGCAGTCTTGCTAAAGCCAATTCATGAAGCTTATCAGACCTGTCTTGGAAAAAGTCCAAAAGCTTAGGTAAACCGCCCATCAAGAACGAGATTAAAGTGGATAGTAAAGTTAACATTTTGAATCCTTTTTATCTTCATTTTGCATTAACTTGATACCAGACAGGAACCCAATCATGCCGCCGATAAGTGTAGAAAAAGCGGGTGAAATCATTTTGAATATCTCGGCGTTGTCCACTTCTTTGGCCCAAAGGCCAAGCATAAAGCTGACGACCATAGCCAAAACAGAGATGCACAGGGTGGTGCTGACCATGAGCGTGACCCACAAAGTCAGCTTGTCCTTGGTCTCCATCTGGGGCTTCCTGACTGGTCTGGGTATTGGCTTCTTGGTCATACATAAATGTCCAGCTTACGGTTGGTAAAAATCTCAAGGCTAAGTTGGTTGCGTTCTGCTTTCTTTACGTACAACTCAAACTCAAGATCCTCAATTTTGTCCTTCACCTTTTTCATCTTTAGAGCTTGTCTATATTCTTCTTCAAGCCTTTGTGCTCTGCGTTCTAGCGCATCTGTTTTAGTTGGCTCGCCTCCGGGCTGTACCATAGGGTACCACTTGTTTAATGGCGGGATCATTTCTTTTCACGCTCAAGTGCATCTTTGTATCCATGAACAACTTTGGCTCTGACTTCTGAAGAATCTGCCGTTCCAGCCCATTCTGCTAAATTGTTCCAAATAACAACAAAATCTTGACTTCTGCAAAACTTGGCATTGTTTGTCAGCCACATTGAGAGTTGTTGATGGCGCTCTGACGGGTTGTGAATTGTCCAAGCAATTGACCAAAACTCGCGCACATGGCAACCATCTTTGGCTGTGGCTCCAACTAGCCCCAACAGCAGTAACAGAATGAGCCAGCGCATTCATGCCCGATCTCACATACCAAATAGTTTTTTAAACATTTCAGCCGCCACGCCGGGGCCGAGCAACACAGCCAAAATCACCACATATAGCAAGTATTCAATCTTTGTCATGCGCTTGTCCCCATCGCGCAAAGAACGATCTATGCTGTTATAGCGTTCTGAGCAGATGGCTTCATGCACGGCAAGCTTAGTCTCCACTGTTTCCATCATCAACCTTTGGTGGCTCTGGTGGTTTAGCGGCTTCTTGAATTGCTTGGATTAACTGGTACACCTCTTGGTAGGGGCGTGTTCCAAGGTAACCAAGCACTTGGTTTACAACTTCAATGTCTAGGTGTAACTTCATACTGTTTGCTCCACTGGTGTTTCTTCAACAGGTGTCACAACAACTGGAGGCTCGCTGTAAGTCGCTGGGACATACTCCCAATCCAAAGGCAAGCCTACCCAGTTCACATGATTCCACACCCACTTGGCTGTGATGTTTTCGTCAGGAGGTGCAACATCAGTTGAGTATGGAATCTGCTCGTCAGAAGTTCCGCAGTACAGACCAGAGATTTCAAATTTGTAGTACATGATTTATCCTACCCTTACATATGCGGTTGAACCAGTTCGTACTGGCGTAATAGCCGTATCGCCTGTACGATAAAACGCACCACCACCACTTATGTCTGATTTAAAAACAGCAGTGTTATTCGCGGCGGTTAGACCAGCCATTCCATAAGCAAAGCCTATACCGCCAGCATCTGGAGTTACAAAAGCATTGCCCACACCCCAAGCACCGCCTGTAGCACCAACTGTATATTGTGCGCCTGTCCAAGTTACGCCACCATCAAGCGTAAAAAAGCATTGGTTAGCACCAGTAGAACCACTATATCCAAGGAAAACAACTGTATTGGAGTCAAACGACAACATTCCGTACCCGTACTGAGAGCCGGGAATATCTATATCCCAAATTTGCGGCAACGTAACAAGCGTCCAAGTTATGGCATCTGTAGACGTTAATATTTGGGCTTGACTTCGTGTGCCAGCATAAAATCTATACGCGTCAGCAAACATCTTTAAGTTTACAGCAAGTGTGCCTATTGGAAGTGTTGGTCTTACCCAAGTAATGCCGTTGTCTGTTGAGTAAAAAAACAAAGTAGACCCGTTGCTACAAACTAAAGTAGAACCCTTGTAAAAAAAACCTCCAGTTGGGGTGGTAACTGGAAGTGGCCTATTTGCTGACCAAGTTGCGCCAGAATCTGCTGTGTAGTACGCAGTTCCTGAAGTACTGTCAGACAAAATAACCAACTTTGCAGGGTCTGTTGAGTTGTACTGCATAAGGTAAACATTAGGGTTAGGTGATGCCGCAAATGTAGAATCAGCCCAAGTTATACCGCCATCAGTTGTATAGCGTTTGATAGACGCGCCAACCTGCAAATAACAATTATTGCCATTGCGATAAAACTGCCACTTGTTAGCAGGAGATATGGATGCACTTCCAAGAATAGCATTTGTATTGTCACCACCAAAGGTATAGCCATTGCTAGAAAGAGATGCTCTAATAGTTGTGGCAGTAATGTTTGGCCCCATCAACAAAAATCTAGCGCCGCACCAAAACACAGCAAATTCGCCATTTGTTGCATCTGCGTCTGAGTTTCTTCTCCAACCCATCATTGATGCAACTGTGTAAGACATACCATTTTTAGATTGTGAAGCGGTAGCAATTGTGGCGGCACTAGAATCAAAAGCAGGTAATCCAGTAACAGATTCAGCAGTCCATGTTGTACCATTTGTTGTGGAGTAAGCACTTATATCAGACCCAGACGAAAAACAATAACTAAATATTTTTGTATTATTGCTGGCAACACATACATTTAGGCCATTAGTTGTGGAGTTAGTTTTAATGCTTGTTTGACCTGTTCCTACAAACTGTAAACCAGCAGAGGTCATAACACCAACACCAACTGAAGTAGTGCCGTTGTAATAAGACGGAACTACTGAAACACTACTTGCAGATATTCTTTGAATTGGGTAAGTTACACAAGCACCAAAATTATTATCAAAAGAAGATAAAGTGCTCTGGGCTAAAACTGTTTGTACTGTGGAAGTTCCAGCATTAGCAAGATTTGTCTTTGAAGTTGTGCTCAAATTGCTAGATGGTGTTGCTACGGCAGACTTTAACCACTTGCTACTGCCAGCATTGTAAAAGTCGGGAACCCCAGACAAATCAACAATTTCGCCAATTGAATAGCGGCTTAAATCGTCAGGTGTATTATTATTAAATGCCATGATTAAACTCCGTAAACATTGACTGAAACATTGGCTGTGTCAGAGTACACAACCACCAACTTTGCACTGCCTGATGTCACACCAGACAGTTGCATAACAGAATATGCTTGAAGGGTTGTATCATAAACAAACCACTCCGCACTTGTTGGCGTTGCCGCCGCCGCCAAGGGTGCAATACGAATATTGACGTTTGCATTATTGCGATTGCACACATTGACCGTGAAGGATTGTGACCCCGCTGGCAGTGTGCAGATTGTTGTGTTGGTTGTGGCGGCAAGGTCTGCCGAACCTAAAAGTCCTGTGGTCATACTGTGTCCTTATGCGTTTGCGTTTGCGTAATAGAAGAGTTCAATTGCTGTGACACCAGAGGCTCCTGCGGCAATGGTAATAGAACCGCCAGCATTAGTGATTGAGATACCAGTGCCAGCAGTTAAGGTGCCTACAGTCAACGTGTTGCCTGAAGTATTACCAATCAGCAACTGACCATCTGTATAAGACGTTTGTCCTGTACCGCCATTGGCTACTGCAAGTGTGCCAGCCAGTGTGATAGTACCTGAACCAGTGATTGGGCCACCACTTGTGGTCAACCCAGTAGTTCCACCAGATACCGCAACAGAAGTTACTGTACCGCCTGAACCAGTTGCAGATAACGTACCACCTGCAAAACTAACACCAGTTCCAATGGTGACGTTACTAAAACCGCCTGCACCATTCCCATAAAGAATTGAAGTTCCGCTTGTTGCTGGCGCGTAATCTGTCCCAGATACTGCGGCAGAGATTGCAGTTCCATTACCTTTTAAAACACCTGTAATGGTCGTTGAAAGCGTAATTGCTGGGGTTGTGGTTGCGTTTGCAACAGTGCCCGCCAACCCGTTTGCACTAACAACTGAGACAGTTGAAACTGTTCCTGATGCACCACTTGAAGACGCAAGCAGAGTAACAACGCCAGAACTATTCTTGGCGTACAGTTTCATGTCGGCAATGTTCAAGCCAAGTTCGCCATTTGCCAAGTTACCAGCAATAGGAACAGACGAAGCCGTTGTGCTGTAGTACAGCGATATGGGTGTGTATCCCGCTTGTGACATTAGAAAGTTCCTCCAGATACGCCAACGTAACTCGTGGCAGTTACAGTAGTAAAACTACCAGCCGCTGTCGTTGAAGCACCAATAGTTGTGCCATCAATACTGCCACCAGTTATAGCAACAGAGCCAGCATTTTGTGTTGACATTGTACCTAAACCAGTGATTGCTGAGTTAGGAATCGTGGTCGAGGCAGTCATTGCGCTCGTACCGTTACCGTACACATAACCTGTCAGAGTTGTAGCCCCTGTACCACCGTTAGCAACAGGCAAAGCAGTACCAGACAAACTTACAGCCAAAGTACCACTTGTAGTAATTGGAGAACCCGTCACCGACAAGAAAGAGGGGACAGTCATAGCGACTGAAGTCACCGTACCACCAGCCGCTGGGGTCGCCGAAATTGTGATACCACCAGACGTATTTGAGATGCTGACGTTTGTTCCAGCGGTCAAAGTTGCAAGGGAGTACCCTGTACCATTACCAATAGCCAACTGACCGTTCGTTGGTGTAGCCGTTAGACCTGTACCGCCGTATGCCGTACCAATAGCTGTAGCGTTCCACGTTCCAGCGGTTAGCGTACCCACACCAGTGATACTAGTGTAGGAACCGCTCAAACGACCCGTAGGAAGCGTTCCAGAGGTGATGTTGGTGGCATTGGTAGTGTCAGTCGTTGCAGAAGCCGCAAGACCTGATACTGCACCAGCCGCAATCGCAATGGATGTGTTGGTGACCAAAGTCAATTGACCTTGGGCGTTCACAGCAAAAACTGGAACCTGTGAGGCAGAACCATAGGTTGCCGCTGTCACAGCAGTGTTGGCAATGTTAAACGTGTAGGAAGGTGACTCAGTCAAGCCAGTGCCTGCTGAGTAAGTCAAAGGCGCACCAAATTGAACAAACGTGATGCCTGTTGTACCTACGGTAATTGGCAGAGCTGTCTGCTGAACCCAAGATGTATTGGCGTTTGCAGTACCTGCCAAGACCAAAATAAAGTCACCTTGGTCAATCTCATTAGTTCCACTACCAGAAGTATCGTAATCAGTTGCACGAGTCAATACCCATGCCGCCAATGCTGATCCAACCGACGTCACGGTGTAAACACCGTTGTACGCAGAATTGGCTTGATTCTTAAGCAGTACCCGAAGACCAATGTCACCAGTCACAAATGTATGACCATCAATTATTAGCGTAGAAAAAGGTACAGTTTTAGTTAAGGTTGCGCCTACTCCAGATGCACCATTGTTGTAAAGAACAGTACCTAAGTCAGCAGTCGTTGCGTAGTTACAAGCAGGGTGAAAGTTTAGTCCTGAAGCAATTGAGTCAGCGTATTCTTTATTGACAATGTCAGTGTTATTTGAAGGTAAGGTCGTGATCGTTCCAGTGGTCATTGCCACACTTGTAAACGTACCCGCCGCCGCAGTTCCTGATCCAATTACTGTGCTGTTGATAGTGCTACCAGTAATGGTCGCACCCGCAATGGTTCCGCCCGTGATTGCCACAGCAGAAGCATTTTGAGTAGACATAGTTCCCAAACCAGACACATCAGTGTTTGGGATGGTTGCACTAGCAGTCATTGCCGATGTGCCATTACCTTTGACATAACCAGTCAAGGATGATGCGCCAGTACCGCCTGAAGAGGCATTCAACGTACCACCTAGCGTAACCACGCCACCAACAGGGGTAGCAGGAGTTAAACCAGTTGACCCGCCGCTAAAGGTGCTAACGCCA